TAACCTTGGCAGTGTACGAGTGCACATCAAATCCCTCAGACACTTCCTTCATAGCAACGGGATCCTGTGATAAGAATGCAGCTACACGAAACTCTAGCTGTGCAAAGTCTGCCTCCATAATCTTGCCACCATCAAAGCGAGATACAAACACTCGCTTGACTGGGAATGTATTACCCCTTGGCATGTTCTGCATATTGGGATTAGACCCACTGAACCTGCCAGTCGAAGTGATGTGCTGATTCAATCGTACATGTAACATACCATCCGGCTTGACAAAGTTAGCAATGCCATCCACGAAATTACTTAGGTAACTATCTAGTGCTGATAGTCTACGTAACTTGCCTAAAAATTCAGCAGCATCTGTCATACCTTTGGATGTAGCCACACGTTCCAATGTTTCAAGGTTATCTTTACCAGTACCAAAGCCATTGGCACTAGCCCACTTTGCATTAGGTGCAGTGAACTTTAGTCCGGCAATGTCTTTAGTAGGCTTAAACTCAAAGCCTACACCGTTACATGTACCACACTTAGTTGCTTTCTTAAATGTAGCACCATCCTTCTTGGTCTTGTAGAAGAATCCCTTGCCGTCACAACTCTTGCACTTCTCTGCACGAGTCTTGTACACCATATCAAAGTGTCTCTTTACAGCCTCTTTAAAATCAATGTCATTCATGTAAGGTGTAATGGCTGTAGCCCATGCATCTTTACTACGTGGTTTACGGCTGTACACTATCCACGATAACTGCTCAGGGCTATTAAGATTGATGGGCGTATCTCCCATTAACATACGTACATGTTCTTGTAGTCTCTTCTCCGTCTCTGCCTTCTCAGTTTCAAACTGAATACGTACCTGCTGCAATGCATCAAGGTTTACCCGTATGCCTGTTTGATAAATACGGGATAGCACGATGCACACTTCGTTAGACATCTGAATAGTATCAGCCAGTCCCTGATCTTGAGGTGTCTTTAATCTTTCCTGAATAGATTTATATACCCCCTCAGTAGCACCCAAGTCATGCTCAAGATACATGCTAAGTTCAGAGTGAGGAATATCACGAGTGCTGTAACCATGTTTAAAGTACTCCTTGATTGTGTCTTGTTTTAGTACATCACAATTATGTCTGATAGCTACATTGCCTAAGTCCAATGGCATCTTAATACCACGCTGTAATACGTAGTCCCCTAGCATCGTATCAAACACTAGACCATCGTACTTAAACCCAGACTCCCACAACCACACTAAATCGTGGCTGATATTGTGACCAATTAAAAGTGTAGTCTTGTCTAACAGTGCCTGTACTGCAGTATGATTTGCCTTGGTATCCTCTTGCACTTCTGTGTGGTCAAAGGTGTAGATCTGACAAGGCATATCCAAAGGCTTGCACCCCACCATTACTAATGTGTTGCCGGTTTCAAACGGGTCTAAGTGTTTCTTGCCCCCTCGATTTGATACTGTGTTCTCTACGTCAAGCGTTAATATCATGAACTGTAAACTCCTGTTTGATAATCGAACTCGCAGTTTACAATTCTGTGTGCACCACTAATCTTGTTCTTTACAATGTTGAGGTACCGCATACCGTCATCCTCTGTCTGGTCATTCATTGGTGGATTACGTGCAACTAAAATCATTAGATCTGATTCACCTGCAAGTCCTGTCTTACTACCTTCAATCATAGCCTGTGACAATACAATCTTGCCCTCAGCCTCAGCCGATAACTGTGTGCAATATACAACGAGACACCCGTATAGCTTACCTATGTTGCGTGCGTATATAGCATTAGCCTTGAGTGTCTCATGATTATTTGATGCAGCACCATCCTCAGCAAACTTACTGCCGATGTCCATTACGACAATGTCTGGCTTGTGCTTTTTGATTACCGACTCTGCCCACTTCATTGTCTTACCTGTTGCATCCACAAACTTTAAGTTATCTTTGATAGGATCATACGCACGGTGTGCTGTGTTCTTATCTGCCACAATCTGTGCCATAGTCATGCCTGTAGCAGCAGTCATGTAACGGGATGCTATACGCTCAGGCTTCTCCTCATTACACAGGATTAAAATCTTTGCACCCTGACTAGCCCACCCATGTGGTGCAGCACACAGCGTACTGTGAAAGCTTGACTTACCTACGTTACTACGAGCACCAATTACAAACAGCATGCCATTGTCTAGTCCATTGACCGACTGAAACAGTGACTGGATATTGAATCTCCACTTGGTATTGGATGCAGATGTAGCTAGTAGATTGTCAATGCTATTGTCTACGTACTCAATACGAATCGATGGTGTGAAATCATCCTGATAATTNTTTAATATGCTACGCAGTGGTTCCATCGTAGTCTCATCACCATTGACGTATGAGAATCCAAGGTTAGCAATCTCCTCACCAACAACCTGCCGGAACATATTGCTTAGTACTTCTGTAGCTACATCAGAACCCATGACATCTTCATTACGAATTTTATTAAACTGCAATTCGTATGAGTGTTTCTGTGCTGTAGTTAGTGTGGGATTTGCTGCAAAGAATAATGCTTTAACTTCATCGACAGTTAAATCTCTTTTGTATTGTTCCATCGCACTGTCAATGATGGATTTAATCTTGCGTATATCTTTTGTGAATAGCTTTTCAGGACATCTGTTTCCTCTTGTCTCATCGTAGAAGTCCTTGTTCATTAGACTTCTAATCAGCGTGAGTTCCATTTACTCTCCTATAATTTGCTTCAGTTTATCTATGTCTTCTGGAGTTCGATACTTGATGTCATCTTCTAAGTTTAAGGCTTTAGCATTAATACCACCGGCTCTTAACTCACGGGTAAACATCAGGGTCTTACTCATTGCGTCAGGATCTAATGCTACCACAACAGTGGGGTACTTGTAAAGCATATCTTTGTGTTCATCCAAGAGTGCAGTACCTAAGAGGGCAAAGCCTGTGCCACCTAACGTATCAACTACGGCTGCACTAATGCAATCCTCTACGACTATAGCTACACCTGAGTCACCTACAATGTAGGGTACCCGTGCCTCACCATAGCGTCTCCACTTAGGCTGTACATCAGGGTGACCCGCACGACCAGTAGCATCTACAAGTTTACCTTCATGCCGGATAGGAAATACAACTCGATCCTCACGAATGTCATACCTTAAATCTAACCAGTGTGGATCTAGTTCATACTTATCACACAGAGTGCTAAGGTATGGCTTGCCGTAGTCTACGATAATCCATTCAGGTAAATCAAACTGGACAGGCAAGTCTTGATGATACGTTTCTTCACGCATCATCTTCTGTAATTCAGATGCAGTTAATTGCGTGCGTGTAATACCAGACACGTTACAACTATTAGCGTAGCAATTCCACATCAACTTGCCATTGTCATTGACAGCCGTGAATGTTTTGTATCGCTTACAGACTGGACAGTTACCACGATACAGCTGACCTAGAGATAACTCTAGATCCTGTACGTATCGTCTTACATCTATGCTCATTTCTTTTTCTTTGCTTTAGCTTTAGCCTCGCTCGTATCAATATGATGTTGCATTACATCACTCGATACAATCTCAAGTTCAGAAGTCAAGTGTTGCATCATATCGTAGACAGACCAGAGTGCACCACTCATACAATTGTCTGTCGTGTCTGCAGCCATCATCTCTACGATGTACGAAAGGTTCTGGTACTTGTATTGGATGGTGTCTAATTTACTGCTGATTTCATAATGTGTCATGTTTACTCCCAGTGATTAACGAATGTTGTGTGCTTCTTCATAGGTTTATTACTCATACTAGTTCCTCCCACTTAGTTTCTTCTGACATAACCTGTACGTCAATGCCTTCCTCTTTACATTTTTTAATTAAATTATTTAACACTGAGCCACCATACCGATTTAAGCCATAGTTATTTTTATGGCACCGATATACCGAGCCTGAGTGTCCTTCAAAATCAAAGTAGTTTTGCTGGGCATTAACGCCTACAATACCACTATTAATTTGCCATGAATCTGCACCTGCCCAGCCACCATACCAGCAAGCAAATACTCTGTATAGTTTTGTCTTGTCATCTACAACCTCGATGACAACCCATCTGTCTGGTATATTCATGTGCGACTCATTGCTTTTAATCCTGCAGCATAGCCCCTCTCATAACCAACTTCATAACCACCTTGGTGTGCCATAGCCTCGTGATGACTACATTTATCTAATTGGTTTTCCAACTCTCTTATTCTGTCTGCTTGTTTTCGTAGCGTAGCTTGTGCTGTTAAAGACCATTCACCGCCAGCCATTAATTCATCTGCTAACTCGTATGCGAATTCGTATTCGTTCATACGCTTGGCAGCAAATGCCTCAGCCTCTTCCAAAGAACAAACCTTATACTCGTCTGTTTCTTTCATAGAGCAAGCGACATCAATTGCTTTGCTGACTGCTGCCCATTGTTCCCTTGTTAAAGTAACTGTTACTTGATCGGGTGATAGGTACGTATCTGCATCTAATTCTTTAGCTACATGTTTAGCTTTATCAAAGAACTCTTTCTCATCTTTCATTTACATTTCCTTATCTTATTCGTTAGCACTTATACTGTATCACCTGCCGTACTAAAGCGGAGCTTAGCAGCATTCTTTGCACTTGTCAAGGTATTTTTCATGTAGGGTTTTACTGACTGGGGATTAGCATGACCAGTAACTGCCATGATCTGGGGCATGGATACACCGGCATCAATCATCTCGACTGTGCCAGTTCTACGCATGTCCATTATCTGATACTCCTTAGGTAGTCCGGCTGCATGTATGACACTTCTGCCCAAAGTAGACAATGTTTTTCTGTCGTATGGCTTAGCCAAGATCTTATTGTCCCCACAGTAAGGTGCTATGTACTGCTGAAAGTCTACGTCAGCCCTCTGCTGTACTAACATTTCATGTAACTCATCAGTGGTTGGTAGTTCTACCCTAGCCCTACGCTTAGATTGTTGCAGGTACAACACCCTCTTATCAAAATCGTAGTTATCCCATGTCAGATTAGCCATATCCCCTAGCCTCTGGCACCACTCGTATGCCATCTGCACAATAAGACCTACGCTACGCCATCTAAAACGGCTATAGGCAGTGTCTAAGAACAACTTGATATCCTCCCTCGTCCATACCACTTTGCGTGGTGTGTGCCTACGTTTAGATACCTTGCTGAACGGATTTATCTGAGCATACCCTAGCTGTATTGAATAGTTGTACAGCTTACTGACCACAGCATGGGTATGATTAGCATATGGGACACCCCTTTCTGCCCATTTATTGTATGCAGTCTGGGCATTGGGAGTATCAAGTGAATCGATATACATCTTTGATATATCCCTGCTACGTACATGTGTACCTAGGAATGTCTGGATGCAATACCGATAGTCTCTTTGGGTGGTGGGTGAGAGAACCCGATAGTCTAAGGATTGGTAGTACTCGTCAATCACAGCTACCAGTTTCTTCTTAGCCATTAGTCTGCCTCCTTTTCCTCCTCGGTTTCCTTCTCGAATGTACTCTCCATTAACTTGGTATTCCACAAGCGAATGTAGTTTGAGTAGTCAGGTCCGAGCATGTAGTACGACAAGACTTCAGACAACGCAGCCTGCCTACGGATCACATCTTCAACCGGATCAAACATCTGACGTGATTGCTGCATGAGGGTAGTAACGCAGGACTCGTATACATCTTTCAAAGCTGCGATAACTAGCTGGTCGGTTTGCTCATCAGGTAATTCAAAAGATACTTTCATTTTATTTCCTNTCAATAGTTAAGTGGACATCAGTGCAACAGTTAAAACAAATAGAACGGTGACTGTATAGATGCGTACAGTCCAGTAATGCTTATTCAAAACCCTAGGGTCATGGATCAGGTAACTCTGTATCTCAAGCATGTCTACATCCTGTTCAATGTACTTGGGCTTGAGTGGATTCAGATAGTACGCTGAACCAATCTTAATCTTGCCGTTGTTATATGGTACGTTCATAGCTTGTTCTTCTCCTTAATAGCATTCTCAATGTCTCGTGCAAAATCAAAGATGTCTTGTCCCTTACGGCATGACTCGATGTCATCATCTGTAAGGGGTATGTATTCTTCCTTGGGTGCTACGATTACTTTCCTACGCTCAAGCTTAGGTCTCTCCTTCTTCACAGGTACAAACCCTTCGGGTAACTCAGTCAACTTCATTGCATCATCCATGTAATGGCTCCTATTAAATATAAAGTTACAGCTACAGCTTCTACTAAAATCAAAGGCAGGTCATTCTGCAGGTACCCTGCCCATGTCCACAGTGCACTACCCACCAGACTCAAGAACACATTCAGTGGGTATACATTAAAACTTGTGAGTGCAATACCTACAAGACATAGCACAGTACCTGCCCACTTGATGTGATTACTTGACATCAATCACACCTTGTAGTTTCACTCTGTGTGGGTAATCTTTCTCAATCCAAAAGCACCGGTACACGCCATGACGTACAGATAACCATGCCTCGTATCGTGTGTATGTGCCTTGTGAATCTACACATCCTTCATGATCCCACTCCATACGCCCTGCAATAAACCCTACCCATACACCAAATACAAATGCACACATGATGAATGCTCGTATTAGAATAGACATCTCTCTACCCTCTTTCAATGTCGTGTTTGATAATCCAATCCAATGCTAATCTTAGAGTGCTAAATACGGGTGACCTAGTAGTGTTGTCTTCCCAGTAATAACTAGGCACATCAGATACTTCCCAGTTATCTCCTACCCACTTAGCAGTTCTTTCGTGGATTGTTTGTAAGTTCATTTTGATAACAGTCCCATTGCCATGTCTATTAGTATCACTACTAGTACAGCTATGCCAATGATGGATAAGAACATCACTATGTCTATTAGAAATTGTGTCATTTAAAAAAAGTCCTCCAGTTTATAACCTCTCATCTCCAATCCCATGCGTAACTTCTGTAGTGCTCTCTCCTCTATATCAGCTACGCTGTTTCTGTGGATACCTATCTCCTTACCAATGTCTGCATAGGACATGTCAGGATCTGAGGTGGAACCACTAAGAAACTTTTTTTGTTCTTGGTTTTTTGATGGCATCTTTCTTTTCTTTCTTTGTTTTTTCTGCATACTCTTTGAGCATACCTACGATGGCATACTCAACCATATACTCCAGTGCCTCCCTGTCATAGGTAACCTGAGCATTGGCTGAGCCATCGGGATTCTCATCTAGAATTTTAATCTGAATGTTCATTTCTTTTTCTTACCTTTCTTCTTCTGTGCCTTAGTTACTTCCTCCTGTGCCTCATGTAACCCACGCTGACACTCGGCTACGTCCTCTGCGGTACCATACCCATCCAAGTGTAGTGCCTGACTGAATGCGTCCATAAGCACAGTCATACGCAAGTTATGCACAGTCTTGATGCTATCGATGTAGTTCCATACCTCTTGCTCATCCATGCGTATGTCTGGATGATCTACAAACACCTCAATAAAATTCTTCAGGTCTTGTTCTGTATGCCATGCATCCATGATTGCATCCTCTAATTGGATACGAGTCTTGATTGCTACCTTGTCCTTGATAATCTGCGGTCTTAATTCGTCTAGTATTCCCACGTTACTCTCCTTTAACTTTAGTTACCTTTGTCCATGCAGCCAAATGAATTGCCTGCCCTGTGCTATCTTTACACAAACTATACATGCCGTCAACATCAAAGAATGTAAATACATCTGAGAGATTGAACTTCGGATGTGACGGTGGTACACGTACCTCTTGGTGCTCATCTGCAATCTTGAACTTATCACCCTTGTGTAACTCATACAGGTTGCACATGTCATTGATGTCGTGTTCGTTAAGCATTCTTTTCCTCGTTAAAAATTTAATATCTTTTTCGTTAATCATATCT